CAGCCTTGGCGATTGTCTCGGCGGCTTCGGCCCGGCGAGCGGAGTCCTGGGCCTGCTTCACGATGGACTGCATGACCGGATCGAGCTTGGCGATCTCACCAGCGTCCATCTTGGTCACATCAAGAGTCGTGGCGTCTTCAATCAAGTCATCGTCCTCTTCAACGATGGGATTGCCATCCTCGTCCACGAACTCGGAAAGAGTGGCAGCAAGAGTCTCGTTGTCCTTCTGAAGAACATCGTTGCTCTTCTGAAGGGTGTCGATGTACTTGCTGAGCGACTTCTGAACCTCGTCGGGAAGACCCGACAGGTCAGGAGCCTGGTTATCGGTATCGGTACCTGTCGGCATCTTTGTCTCCTTGTGTACGTTGTTGCCGTTTGTGAGTGTACCCGGATCGACCGGGGGTTCGTGAATGCCCTCATCAGGGTCATCCGACGGATTGTCAACGTCGGCTTTGAAAAGCACGACGAGAGAGTCCTGGTTTGCGCCACGGGTGACGAGCGATACCTCGTCGTACACCATGTCGCTTAGTCGGTTGCCAGTATTGGTGCTGGTCCTAGTTGTCATTTGTGTCTCCTACTTGTCACTTCGGCGCAACAGCATGGTTGACAAGCGAGCGCACAGCTTCCTTGTGCGTTGCAAACGTCTTCTCAGCAAGCTTTCTCCTGCTGGTAGTTGTTCCTTGCCTTGAACTCGGTGAAGCCCTCCATTTGCCTGATCCTGAACCAGAGCCTCGATTCTGACGATAGACCTCGCCAATGTTCTTTTTGCCTAACTTTACTCCGAAGGACGAACTGTCGTGGCTGACACTATGAGCGGTAACAGGAATGCTGAGCTTGGAGCCAAGCTTTGTACCGTCTTTGATGTGGCTTGTCTCACGAACACCGGCACGTCCACCTCCACCTCCGCCTCCACCTCCACCAGAAGATGCAAACTTGCCATCTTTGGCATGGTTCTTGTTGTACTTGGAGATGGTTTCTAGAACATCCATGTCCATGGCAGTCACCTTAGCCTTTCAATGATTGAGACGATTACGAAGATCAAGAGTACCAGAATGAGTATGTCGATCAACATATGTCACGCTCCCCTGTTGCTATGCGTACTGTCTGAGATTGGTGCTGTCTTGCGAAGACCCTTGCCATGAATCGAGAACCCTGTGAAGTCACCCTTCTTGACTCCTGACCACACGT